GGGTGACCCACCGCCGTGGCCGCTGCGCCCGGATGTGATGTTGACGGCGCGGTTGGGTGTGTTGCGGTCGGAGCAGGCCATGTTGGAGCGGGCTTTGGATGACTGTGAGGACCCGAAGGAGTCGAATTCGCTGCGCCACCGCTTGGGGAAGAACGTTGAGGCAGTCGCGATCATCGAAGCGGTGATCCGGGAGTCGTCGGAGCTTGAACTGGAGTTGTGGCGGGACTTGTGGGCGACTCCACAGGCGGTGGCGTGGGAGCGGCTGTTGTGGACACGCGAGGTCGCGCAGTACACGCGGTGGAAGGCGAAGGGGGAACTGGGGGATCTGAACGCGTCGAAGGAGGCGCGGATGTTGGCGGACCGCCTGGGTTTGACGCCGCGGTCGTTGCAGGACCTGCGGTGGACGATCGCCTCGGATGAGGTCGCGGAGAAGCGCGACGAGAAGCCGACGAGCGCCCGGGGCCGGATCAAGGCTGTCTAGTGCGCCAGGTCACCCTTGTGTGCGGTCCACCCTGCGCCGGGAAGACCACCTATGTGCGTCAGCATGCCCAGCCTGGCGACACTGTCCTTGATCAGGATCAGGTTGCGCAGGAGCTCGGCTCCGACCAGGAATGGCTCCACGCCCGTACCACCTCAATGCGGGCAAACCGGCGGATGCGCAGCGCTATGGTCGGGGTCGGCAACGCGCACGCCGTCACGGCGTGGGTGATCCGCTGCGTGGCGAACGGGCACAAGCGCAGGAGCCTGGCGCTCAGTCTCAGGGCTACCCGGGTGGTTGTGCTGAAGCCTCCCATCACTGTCGTGATGGAACGGGCAACAAGCCGGCCGAACTGCCGGTTGACGCAGCGGCTGATCAACGACTGGTACATCGACTACAGCCCGGCCGACTGCGATACCACACTCGATGGATTCGAGTTGGAATGCACCTGACCGGAGGGGTGCGAAGTGCCGTGGCGCGGCCCTGACGAGGACCACGCCTTCCCCACTCTCGGGTACGACGTCGGCGAGTGGATGGAAGCGAACCTCGTTGTTCCGGACGGATACCGGCAGGGCCAGCAGTTCGTCCTGACGGATGAGATGTGGAAGTTCCTGATCCACTACTACCGGTTGTATCCGCATGCGGCGCCGTGGCCGGCAGAGTTCGGGCTGCGGTACACGGGGGCACAGCTGCGCCGGGCGCAGAAGTGGGGAAAGGACCCGTTCGGCGGGGCCGCCATAGCACTTGCAGAGGCGCTAGGGCCCACGCGTTTCGACGGGTGGAACGCCTCCGGGGATCCGGTGGGCGCTCCGTATCCGACGCCGCTGATCGTGTGCTTGGGAACGAGCGAGGATCAAACGGCGAATACCTGGTCGCCGCTGTTGAACATGATTCGACTCGGCAAGTTGGTGGATCTCACCGGAATGGACGCCGGGGAAACCCGTGTGGTTTTGCCGAGCGGCGGGAAGATCGAGCCGGTCACCACGTCTGCGAAGGCCCGGCTCGGCGCACCGATGAGCTTTGTGGTGATCACCGAGGGGCACCTGTTCACGTTGCAGGGCGGGTATCGCCGGGTGTGTGGGGCGGTCAAACGCAACGTCGCAGGCATGGACGGCCGGTGGGTGGAACTGACCAACGCGTGGGACCCCACCGAGGCTTCCGAGTCGCAGGTCACCGCCGAGGCCAACGACGAACGGGTGTACGTCGACACAATCGAGCCGGACCGCGTCGATGACCTTTCCGACGATGAGGCGCTCTACCGGGAGTTGCTGAGGCAGTACGGCGACAGTGCCCGGGAGCGCGGCGGATGGGTGAACCTGCGTGGCCGGATCATGCACGAGGTCCGCTCCAGCCGATATCTCGAGGCGGACCGCCGCAGGTTCTTCCTCAACGAGATCGTCGTCGGTGAGTCGGTGCTCGTCGATCCGGTCCGATGGGACTTGCAGGCGCGTGAAGACCTTCTTGCGCCGAAGGAGCCGATCGCGCTCGGGTTCGACGGGTCGAAGTACCGCGACGCCACCGCGCTGATCGCGTCGAGGCTGTCGGACGCCCGGTTGTTCGAACTGGGCGTCTGGGAGCGCCCCAAGGATGCCCCCCGGGACTGGCGGGTGCCGTCGGCCGAGGTGGACGCCCGGGTGCGGGAAGTGTTCGGCGCCTACCGAGTGGCGGTCATGTTCGCCGACCCCTACCGGTGGCAGGACTACCTCGACGCGTGGGCGCTGAAGTTCGGTGCCGAGCGCGTGGTGGAGTTCCCCACTAACCAGGAACAGCGCATGGACCGGGCCATCGAAAGGTTCCAGACAGCGTTCGGGAACCTCGAGATCACCCACGACGGCGTTGAGAAGTCACCGGGAGAACCGGCGACGATCACCCAGCATTTCAAGAACACGGTCATCGTGAAGGGCTCCCGGAAGAAGCCCCGCCCCGGCGAGGAGACCGAGCTCGCCACCCACTACCTAAAGCTCGCGAAGCGCGGCGACGGACTGTGGATCGACGGCGCGGTGGCCGGAGTCCTTGCACATGAGGCGCGGGCACACGCGATTGAGAACAACCTCAAGCCCAAGGAGCCGCGCAAGCCGCGCTTCGCATTCGGCTGACAAGGAAAGGCGGGCTGCGGTGGTGGAGGCTGTGGATCGGATCATGGCGCGACTTGCCTGGGCGACGGCAGCGGTCATGCTGCTGTCCGTTCCCGTCGCTCTGTTCGTAAGGGCGGCGCAAGCATGACCGCTGTCCTGGACCGGATCCCCGTCGATCAGATCACGGCCGAGGCGCGGCAGGTGAACGTCGGCAGGTCGCTGCTGGCGCTGCTGGCGTTGATCCCGTTCATCGTCGGCTGGGTCGCCGCGGCGATCGTCACGGCGGTGGCGTGGGTGTGGGCCGCGGTGAAGGCTGGATGGCGCGAGGTGCGCCCGCCGGCGAAGCCGGATAGGTCTGGCTGACGTTGGGGATCCTGGACAAGGTCAACGCCGCTCGTGGTGCTGACCGCAGGAAGGGTTGGGCGCAGCCGCCGTTCTGGGCGGACGACAACTACCGTCTGCCGTTCCTCGGCTCCTACCCGCTGAAGCCGGATCGGGAGCAGATCGGCAACGACCTTGAGGCCTATATCCAGCAGGCGTACAAGGCGGATGGGATTGTGTTCGCCTGCATCCTCGCCCGGCAGATGGTGTTCTCTGAGGCCCGGTTCCAGTGGCGGCAGTTCAACAACGGCCGGCCGGGTGACCTGTTCGGGTCAACCGAGTTGGGTTTGGTGGAGAAGCCGTGGACGAACGGCACCACCGGCGAGTTGTTGGCGCGGATGGAGGTTGACGCGTCGCTCGCCGGGAACTCGTGGTGGACCACCGCGGACGACAGCGGGAAGCTCGGGCGGTCGGCTACCGGCGCGGGTCGACGCATGGTGTGGATGCCACCGAACCGTGTGACGATGGTGGTCGGCTCGAACTCGGGTAACCCGAACTCGCTGGACGCACGAGTGCTGGGCATCCTGCACAAGGCCCCTGCGTCTGCCGGGTTCGACGCCGAGGAGACGTTGCTGCTGCCCAGTGAGGTAGCCCACTTCAGCCCTATTCCCGACCCTGAGGCGCGGTTCCGGGGGATGTCGTGGCTGACACCGATTCTGCGGGAGATTCAGGCGGACAAGGCCGCCACAGTGCACAAGGCGAAGTTCTTTGAGAACGCGGCCGTGCCGAACATGGCGATCAAGTTTGACAAGGACACATCCGATGATGCGTTCGACGAGTTCGTGGAGAAGTTCAAGTCGAAGCATCAGGGCGCCTGGAATGCTTACCGCACATTATTCTTGATGGGCGGCGCCGATGTTGAGCCGCTCACCATGGATTTCAAGGCTTTGGACTTCTCCAACGTGGTTGGGAAAGGCGAGTCGCGGATCGCATCGGCGGCTGGGGTCCCGCCGTCCTGGGTGGGGTTCTCGGAGGGACTGCAAGGTTCGGCGCTGAACGCCGGGAACTTTGGCGCTGCGCGACGCAGATTCGCAGACGGAACTGTACGGCCATTATGGAGAATGGCTGCGGCGAGTTTGCAGAGCCTCATTCCGACTCCAGCTTCTGCGCCTCGCGCCGAACTGTGGTACGACGACCGGGATATCGCGTTCCTCCGCGAGGACGAGAAGGACCGCGCCGAGGTTTTGTCCCGCATGATGCTCACCATCGAATCGGGGGTTCGGGGCGGGTTTGAGCCGGCCACGATCATCAATGCTGTTGTTGCCGGGGATCTGCGTTTGATGCGCCACACCGGCTTGTACAGCGTCCAGTTGCAGCCTCCCGGTACTGAGCAGACCGTGGCGACCACCGACATCGCTAAGGCCGTGGAGTTGATCGCCACTGGCTGGAAGGTGCTCGACATTTCACGCACGTCTCTGGACTCACCGGTCCCCCTGAAGGAGATCACCGCATGAACACCAGGCCGCACCTGGCGGATCACTGATGCCACAGGCGACCAGCAAGCCTGCGGCCTGTGGTGACTGCGGCGAAGACTTGCCCGTGCCGCGCCCGGTTCGTCAGTCCTATTGCGCATCCTGCAAGCCGAAGCGCCGCAGAGTGTACGAGCGCAACATGGGCCCATGCACGGTGGAAGGCTGTGCCACACCGCAGACGGCCAAGGGCCTGTGCCCGACGCACTACAGCAGGTCTCGACGCGGCATCTCCTTGGACGCGCCGGTCCAGCAGCATCTCCCTGCCGGTCCGTGTTCGGTGGACGGCTGCGATCAGCCGCGTAAGGCCAAGAACATCTGCCTCATGCACTACGCGAGGGTCGGACGAACGGGATCGGTGGGCGCGCCGACCCTCATGAGGAACCCGAATGGCGTTGGAGCCCTCAACAAGGGCTACAGGTATCACCACGTCGGTGGCCGCTCCGGGCGACGCGTGGCGGAGCACCGACTCGTAATGGAACGGGTGCTCGGCCGGCCGCTTCAGTCCTGGGAGAGCGTGCACCACAAGAACGGTATTCGGGATGACAACCGCCCGGAGAACCTCGAACTATGGGCAAAGCCACAACTAGGTGGACAGCGCGTCGTCGACCTCGTGGCCTGGGTTGTCGAAAGCTATCCCGAGCTCGCTGCCGAGTTGCTCGGTAGCAGGCAACTGCGATTGGTGGCCGGATGATGAACAAGAAGAGCCTCCGAAGCGTCACCATCAAGGACGCTGACAAGGGCGAGGTTGAGGCCGTATTC